AGGTTTAATTCCCCCTGTGGTTGGGAGTCTCCCCCCTGAGAACTATCGGAACTCGTTAACTGCGGTTTAGATCGACCACCAGCGCAGGCTCGCCTCCGGCTCGCGCCGCATTTCCAAGATTGTAGGTGGAATCGCCAGCATCCTGATTGAGCCCCAGTAAGGGAGGGGGTTCGCAGATGATGATCGAAGACAGCGCCCCGATGCCACCCGCGTACGGCTCGCTCGTTGGCACGCTCCGCACAATGGAGATCGGCCAGAGCTTCAAGTTCGACTCCGACCGGCTGCCGTCCGTCAGGTCCGCAGTCACGCTGGAGAGGCCGCGCAAGTTCACGATCCGCAAGGTCGAAGGCGGCCATCGCTGCTGGCGCACAGCCTAGCCGGGCAGCGCGGGGCCGTGGGGCGGGTCTCAGCACCCGCCCGCTACCCTAGTAGCCGCCCCAACGGAAACCCGCCCCAGCGCGCCGGATACGTCACCGGATTTTTCCGTTGACAACGGTTTAGGGCCGTGGCCTTCTCCACATACGGAATTAAAACCGATGTGGAGCACACCCCATGAAAGGCCTGATCTTCTTCGCGGCGTGGCTCGTGCCCGTCGCGGTGCTGCTGACGGTGCCGGTCTGATGGCCGGCGAGCGCACGCTGCCCCAGGTCCACGAACAGTCGGCCAGTATTGCGCTGGAGTGGCGCACACTCGCCGAGCAAGCTTGGGGCGCGCTGAATTTCATCTTGGCGTTCTACGAGCCCGGCCAGAACTACCTCGACACAAACGCCTGGAAGCAAGCCGAGGCCAGCGGCCGGCGTGCCCATGCCGCGCTGAGGGCGAAGTTAGACCAGCCCTACGAAGCGCAAGTCGTGGAGGCCCGGCCGTGACCCGCCTCTTCAGCCGCCGCGATTGGGCCGTGGTGCAGATCGGCGACGCGGTCTTCGCCACGCACCAAAGCAGCATCTCGTGGGTGTCTGACATCGTGATCGCGAACGGCCTGAGCCGCGCCGCCGCGCACCGGCTGGCGCGCCACGCATGATCCTCGACGCCTTCACGTCCTACGCCCTCAAGGTGGCGATCAGCGGCGGCCTGCCGTCGTGGTTCATGCCAGAGAGCGAGAAGGCCCTGCGCGACGCGGGCCTCGTGACGGCGCGCGGCCAGGCCACCGACGCCGGGCGCGCAGCCTGGAAAACCTACGCCCGAACCAAGAACGACGACGCCCTCATGAGAAACCTGATCCCCAACGTCAAAGCCGAAGCCATGCGCGCGCTGGGCCGCCTTCTCGACGGCCAGGAGCCGACCGAGGCCGATGAGCGCGCGCTGCGCCCCCACCAGTCGCTCGCATGGCGTCATCCGCGCACAGGCCAATGGCGCGTCACTGTCACCGGCCGCCGCGCCTACGGGCTCGCGGCCGCACGGACCAACTAGGAGCCACCCATGAAAGCCACCCTGAAGACCGCCACCGCGGACGATATGTGCCCGCTGACCCAGGCCCGCCAGCACATCGAAGCGGCCCGCCAATTGGGGCGGATCATCGCCGAAAGCATCGCCCACCAGGCCGCATCGCTGGCCGAAGCCGCAACAGCGGCCGCCGAGATCGAGAGCGTGCCGGTCGGCGCGCGGGAGGAGGCGCGAAAGCTCGGCGAGTTCGCGGCGCAGACGGCCCAGCGCATCGAGGCGCTGTTGGGGCGTGCGTAACCGCCACCCCGGCCTCTGCTACCGCTGCCGCACCACCGTCGAGCCGGGAGACGGCCACTTCGAGCGCTTCCGCTTCGGCTGGCGCGTGCAGCATGCAGACTGCGCGATCCACTATCGCGGGCAGCAGACGCCGTGGCGAGGCGTACCGAGGCCGCTTTCGCCAACCGAGAGTTGTGATAAACGGCGACCATGATCAGGGACTGGCCGGCCCAAGAGCGGAGGATTCGTCAGGCGCTCGCCGCATGTTCCGACAATCCCTGCCTGAATCCGGCCCTCGGCGAGGCCCTGCTAGGCCAGGGCCAATACGCCGAGGGATTCCGCCTGCTGCGGCATTGGTGGGACGTCCCAGAGGCGCGGGCAAAGGCCGACATGGACTTCCCGATCCCGCGCTGGCGCGGCGAAGACCTGGCCGGCAAGCGCTTCCTTGTCAGCTCGATCGACGGCCTGGGCGACCAGATCATGTTCGCCCGCTTCGCGCGGATGCTGTCAGAGCGCGGCGCGGACGTGCATTGGCTCTGCCCGCCGCCGCTCGTCAGGCTCCTGGGTCTTTGCCTGGCCGTCACCGTGATCCCCGGCGTCGGTCAGGTGCAGCTCGGCCACTTCGACTTCTTCAGCACGTCCTCGGACCTGGCCGAGTTGTTCTTCCCGCCGCTCGTGGAGCCGCCGGGCGAACCATATCTGAAACTGCCGCCGCCAAGCATCGTGCCCGGCCTCAGGATCGGCGTGGTGACGCACGGCAACCCGATCCACGCCAACGACGGCAACCGATCGCTGCCCGCGTTCCTGGGCGAGGAACTGCTGCGGCTGCCAGGCGCGGTCGATCTGAAGCCTGAGAACACCTGCGCGCGCGACCTCTATGACACCGCCTGCATCATCGCGGGCCTCGATCTCGTCATCACCGTGGACACGTCGGTCGCACACCTGGCCGGCGCGCTCGGCAGGTCCGTGTGGGTTCTTGTTCCATGCGTCATGACTGATTGGCGATGGGGCGTGGGCGGCGAGGCGACGCCTTGGTATCGGTCGATGCGCCTGTTCCGGCAGAGCGCGCCGGGGAACTGGATGTCCGTGATCGAGGGCGTGAAGCGGGCGCTTGACTCGCGCTGATCGTTCCCGTTCTGTTCACGCATGACCGACGAACCCCCAAAGCCCCCGCCAAAGCCAGAGAAGCCGGCGTCGACCGGCAACAGGGTCTTCACCACCGAAGAGATGCGCGCCGCCTTCGGGAGGCACCCATGGGCCGACTGGAAGCCCGAGATCAAGCGGAAGCGACGGCGGCGCTAGGCCGCCACCTCTTCCTCGCCCCTGGCCCGATAGCGCGCCGCTGGGCGACCACCACCCTTGCCCGGCCCCACATAGCTCTCGATTTCGCCCGCGTCCGAGAGTTGGCCTACGATGTCGTCGAAGCGGCGCTTGTCGAAGCGGCCGTTGACCATCTTCTTCAGCACGGTCATGGCGATCCCGTAGGCTCCGCCCTCGCGGATCATGCGCTTCACCCACAGGTACTCGGCCTGCTTGTCGCTGTCGGCCACGCGGCTCTCCATGGCCGCGAACAACGCCACCATGGACGTCTCAACCACCGCCCGCGCCCATTCGAGCGACGAGACGGAGATGACCGGCTGGCGAGCGTCGCAGCCCACCGCCTGCACCAACGCGAGCTTGATCACGTGCTCAGCCGCCCGGCTGTAGACGGAGCTGCGTGGCCCGCCCCTGCGTGACAGGTCGACGTTGTCCTCGCGGTAGGAATACCACCACGCCTCGGCGTCCACGCCCCACTCCGCGCGGATCGGCTTCACCGGCTGATTGCCCACGCCGTTGAGGTTACCGCCTGGCTTCACGTTCATGAGGTCGATGATGTGCGCGCGCAGCGCGTGCGGCACATCGGTCGTTTCGAGGTCCGGCTTGACCCACGACGGCCGCTCGTCTCCGGCCTGGAAGACGAGAAAACGGGCCAGCAACCCATCCTCGCCGCTCGATGAATCGAAGGCCTTCCACATATCGGCCGGCGTGCTCGCGCCATAGACCGACAGGTGTGGGTTGCGGATCATCACGGCGCGCTCGGTCGCGCCCTCCGATCCCATGTAATCGCCCTTGGCTCTACTGAAGAACGTCAGCATCAAGTCGCGCATGCGCTTGTCGTGGGCAGCCGCGCGCCGGTCGAGCACCTTCTTCATGAAGCCGCCGAACTCGTCCATCAACAGCAACGCCACCGGGTAGCGCTCCAGCATCTTGCGGATCGCGCTGTCGCTCTTGGTCTCTTCTGCCGCGATCAGCTTCTCCAGCCCGCACGAGATCGCGAGGCTGCGCGCCGCATCCATCGGGTGATCCTTGCCGAAGCCGGAGTCGGCCAGGCCCATGATGTAGAAGTTGGTGCGCGCCCGCGTCGGACTCTCCCATCGTCTGCCCATCAAGGTTCCCAGGAGGGCGAGCGCCGCGCCGAGGTTGTGCTGCGGCACGGGCGTCGCGGCCGTGGCGTTGATCCACTCCGCCACCTCGCCCAGCAAACCGGCGGGCGTGCAGAGGTCTTCCGGCAGCACGTGGCCGTAGGCCGGCTCCTCCGGGGGCCGCTCGCGCAGCGGCGGCGCTCCCGTCACCAGCCCGGCCAGGTTCTTGCGGATCGGCACGACGTTGGTAAGTGGTTGATCGGCCTCCGATATCGGAATTCCGATATCGGGCTCAGGATCGGGCGCTGCCGGCGTGAGGTTCAGCACCACCGGCTTTTGCGGCGCGACGCGCTCCTGTAGCCAGCGGAAGGCGGAATCGAGGTCCGCACCGCACGCGGCCATCACGAGGTCGATGGCGGTGTAGCCCTCGTCGGTCCCCTTATCCTTGATCCCCTCGGGCGAGAGGATGAGGTTGGTCGCGCGCTTGGCCAGCGTCCGGCCGCTGGACGACGGCCGCCAATGCGCCACCGCCTTGTAGCGGCCGTCTCCCGTGCGCCAGCAGCCATGCAGTTGCAGAGACGGAACCCAGGCGTCGAGGTGGGCGAGCGCGGCTTCGTTCAGCGATCGGTGGATGGAGTCGCCGTCCAGCGTGGCGTCGCCAGTCGTCGCCCGCAGCACCTCCGGCATGTAGCCGAACGGCGCGAGCGCTTCGCCCAGGCGCTCAGCGATGTCGTCCGGCAGCACCGGCAAATCGGCGATGTCGAACGACTCCAGCGTGTCCAGCGTCAGCCAGAAATAGGGCTGGTGCGTCTGTGGGTGAATCGAAGGCGGGAGGACCGTCTGCCGGCCGTCACACAGGAGGTCGAGGATGCGCTGCTTCTGGGCGTCGTTGTAGGGCCGGCTGGCGACGGCGAGGCTGGCCAGGTAGAATCCGGTCTGCCCTTTGCGGCCCCTCTTGCGCACAGGGCTGGGCGGCACGACTGAGCGGATCGCCGCGACAATGACCGGATCATCCGTGTCCTCGTCGACAGCCACGAGCTGCATGCCAGGAGGCGCGGAGGCGGGGCCTAGCGCCACACCCACGCCGGCATCCGGCCAGCGCTCCCAGAAGCCCATCTCGACGGGCGTGGGAAGGCGCGTGCAGAAGCGCTGCCACTTGGACTCCGGCCGCCAGCCGTGGGGGCTGAAAGTGCCTGGAATCTTGTCGTCGGGAATTATCGTGAGGACGGAGATGCCGTTCTCGCGCAGCCGCGCGCCAGCCAGGTCGAAAGCGGACGTCATCAGAACGGCGGCTGGCCGGAGACTTGCTCGCGCATGGCGTCGCCGAAGCCGGCGATGAAGTGCGCGTTGAACTTCTGAAGTTCGGCGTCGGACAGGTCGCGGAGGTCAAACTTGTCGATGCTGGCCAGGTACTCCCCCGCGCGGTCGATGGCGGACATGCCGGCGGCGTCTTCAGCCTGAGTGGTGTCGTTCATCAATTCCCTCTGTCGTGCGAGCGGCGCGCACGGCGCGCACAGGCTCAGGTTCTTGTAGGTGAGGCCGACCGGCCACGGCTGGCGGCGGCAGACGAAGCATTGATGGCCGAAGGCGGAGGCGAACACGCGCGTGACCTCGGCGTCGGTGATGGGCGCGAAGGAGGTGCGGATGGTCAAAACGCTATTTCCTCGTCCGCCAATTCGCGCGCCTGGTCGTAGCGGAGGCGCGGCTTCTCCACCTCGTCAGCGGAGTCGCCGCCGAACTTCCGCCCGGTCACGCGCCAGAACTTGCCGTCCGCCTCGATCCTGATTTCAGAGATGGGGCGCAGCTCGCCGACCCTTTCTAGCGCCTCTGCCGTGGTCGCTGGGGCCGGTTCGGCTCCCCCGCAGGCCTTCCATTCCTTGGCGGCTTTCCATGCGCCCTTCTCGCTCTCGAAGGCCCACCACTCCTTCGCGATCATGTTCAGGCCGCGCCAGTATTCGACGCGGACGCTGGCCGGACTCTCGAATTTCTCATGGCGTGCAAAGTTGCGGCGGGTGATGGGAATCCAAGAGGGTTCTTCGCGAGACAGGATCGGCTTGACGGCGGCCTTTGCCGAGAACTTGGCGGCCTCCTCGAAGGTGAACTCGTGCCCGCAGTCGGGGCACTCGCGCGCGCTCGCCAGGATGCGGCTTCCACAGCCGCCATCTTTCTCGGGGCAAGTCTTCATGGGGGTTGGGCCGCCACCCTTGCCCGGCCTCCTTGGAACCACGAGATCGACGGGCCCGTGGTAGTCGATGTTCTTCGCGTAGTCCAATACTAGGCAGTTACGCTTGGGACCATCGAAGATTGCCTTCTTCCGCTGCTCAGCATTTGCTGCGTTCGGGTTGAAAGCGGCCACGTAAAGCGGTCTGGTCCCCCTGCCACAAATCTGCACGTACAGGCGGGCTGACTTGGTTTTCCTGACCATCGCAATGAGATCGACACCCTTGTGGTCGAAGCCAACCGTCAGAATGCCGCAATTAATCAGGTATCGGAGCTGATATGCTCTGAAGGCTGCTATAAGCCGGTCTCGCTCGCCCGATGGCGTGTCGTCCGTGATGACTCCGCCACGCATTCCGCGGCGTTGCATCTCCTCGTGGAAGTGGTGGGCATCGGATTTGCCTGGCGTGAAGATCAGCCACGACCGCCGGGTTCGCCCCTTCTCGATGATGTCGGCGCAGATGGCGGAGATCAGCTCCGGCTTGTCCACAGCCCTCGACATGTCGCCGATGTTGTAGTCGCCGCCAACGGACCCGACGTCGCTCATGTCGAGGGCCAGCGAACCTGTGTCCTTCGTCGTGAGCGGGGCAAGCCAACCGTCGTCGATCAGACGACGCAGACCGACCTCGTAGGCAACCTTCGAGAACAGCGGCTCGACGACCGTCCCGTCCTTTTTCTCACGCGGCTCGTCGATCCGGCCGTGGCCCAGCCGGTAAGGCGTCGCGGTTAAGCCCAACACCCGCATGTCGGGGTTGATGGCGCGCAGATCAGCGATGAACTTGCGGTACTGCCCGTCGCCTTCAACCGGCAAGGTGTCGACCTCGTCGATGATCAGGACGTCGACGCAACCGAGGAGGTGGGCCTTCTTAAAGATGGACTGGATGCCGGCGAACAGGATTCGCGAGTGCATCTCCTTGCGCCCAAGGCCTGCCGAGTAGATGCCGGCCGGTGCCCAGTCCCACATGCCGATCAGTTCGGCGTAGGCTTGGCCAACTAGCTCCTTGACGTGCGCGCACGACACCACGCGCAAGCCGAACTGCTCGACCAGGGTGCGGATGATCGTGCCGATAATGCCGCTCTTGCCGCCGCCCGTCGGGACGACCAGCAGCGTGTCCTCGCCGGCGGCCAGATCGTCTAGCCCGGCCTCGATCGCCTCGTGCTGATAGTCGCGAGGCGTCCACGTCACGCCCCGCGCTCCGCGACCGCCAGCGCCCGCAGCCGCAGCACGAACGCGCTTTGGCTGGTCTCCAGCGGGACGAGAGCGCCGCCGCGCCCGCGCACGTCCCGCGCTGACATGGCGCGGTTTCCCGTCTCGATGTAGTTCGCCCACATCTCCAAAGCGAAGGCGCGGACGTCACTGTCAGAGAGATTCATACGACGCTTCTTCCGAAGAACAGGGGTGCGGCGTTGCGCGGTCGGTCAAAGAGGTGCCACGCGCAGTTCTCTTTGCCGGTGTGTTTGGAGCCCTCGATCCACTTCACCCGACCCACGGAGACGATGCGACGTAGACGGGGCATGAACGGCGCGGCCTGGCGCGTGTGTTTCCAGTCGGCGTCCAGCAGAAGCCAGGTCGGGGCGAGGTCCGAGAGGTGGGTGATGAGGGCGTGCAGCACCCCCCGACTCCACGGTGGATTGGTGATGAAGGTGTCTGCAAACTTGGTGTCTTCGATGTTCATCACGTCGCGTTTTTCGATGTCTTCACGCTGGGGTTCGATGTCGCTGGCCCACACGCATTCATGGCCGGCCTCCGCTAAGTGATTGATGAGCGTGCCGTCTCCCGCGCAGGGCTCGGCGAATCGGGTCATCGGCGGCAGGTGCGCCAAAAGCGGACGTACCGCTGCGGCGGGGGTCGGATAGAAATCGCGTGGCGCGCGAGTGAAATTCGATCTTTTTCCCATCAGGCGGGAACCCGAGCGGCTGGTTCGGCCACGATCGCGAGCAGCGCGGCGGCGACATCCTCAGGAACCGAGTAGCCATGCCCCCAATGGGTGACGATGCAGGGCTCCTGGTTCAGCAGCGCGTTCAGCGCCGGCCGCAGCTTACAGACGTAGACATCGACAATCTTGATGTCGGGGGTTTCGTTGAGGTCGTCACAGATCGCGTCGAGCAGCAAATTCTTGCTGAGCACGCGGCCGGGGCGACCGGCCATGTGCAGGAGCATGCTCACGGAATCTCGCCCGCTGAACTTCGGATAGGCCTTTCGCAGTGCGTCGACCAGCCGGTCACGCCGCAGCGTGGCTCGGTCATCCTTGAAGTAGTCGCGCCAAGCGGCGACCTCATCTTGGAGTTCGGCGACGCGGGCCTCCGCGATCTGGGCGCGCTCGCGGTCGGTCATGCGTTGAGCGACGGGCATCAGGCAGCCACCCGCGAAACGCCGACGAGCCGCACGTTGCCGAGCGACATCAGCGCGCGCTCATTGAGGGGTCGGCCGGGGCCGCCGCTCATGATCGCGACATGGCCGGCGCAGCAGGACTTGCGCGGCATGGTCGGCGCGCCGCAGCACAGCATGTCGCCGATAAGGTAGGCGCACTGGCGCTCGCCGCGCTCCTCGAACCCGACCGGGTTGGACTCGACCTCGATGCAGCGCAGGGCCGGCGGGCGGGTGCTCTTGATGCGGGGCGGGCGCGGGGCTCTCGGCGGCGCGGCGGCGCGCGGCGTGCGCGGGGCCTTTTCGAGGCCCTTGGGCGCGGAGGCCGCCTTGCGGAAGCCCATCAGCCCAAGTCGGTTGATCTTGCCGCAGATGGCGTTGCGGGTGAACTTGTGACCGACGAGCTGCTTGTTCAGCTCCTTGGCGATCTGGCCGGCAGATATGCCCTCCGCCCATTGGGCCTTCAGCGCGCCCACGCGCTCTTCCGTCCACGCTGCGAGGCCGTCACTGGTGCTGCTCATGCGGCAGGTTCCTTTTCGGGGTTTTCAATGGGGGCGGGGCTGACGTCCTGGCCGTCGACCCAGAGTCGGCCATCCGTCAGGACGTAGGAGATCGTCTCGGCAGCCTCGTCGGCGTCGGTCTGCTCGCCGGGAACGAGGGCCGGGATCAGTAGGTGATTGGCGCACCCGCGCCGTTGCTCATCAGCGAGCAGCGGCTTCGCCCATCGGGCGCACGACCACGCGGCGTCGCCGTGAAATTCGGCTGTGGAGTGGATGCAGGTGCGGCAGTTAACGCGCGAAAAGGACTCGCCCACGCAGAGCGGCTTGGCCTTGCAGAACCGGCAGTCGGGCGCGTTGCGCTTTTCGCTGATCGGCGGCGGCGGGCTGTCGCTGCGCGCGATCCGCTCCAGCCTGGCGATCAGTTTGACGCAGAACTCGTGGTCAAGGCGAACGCGATCATTCCAGCGCTCGTCAGTGTCTTTGCAGGTGGCCGAATACAGCGCGCGATCTATGCCCCAGACGTGCATATAGACTTGGCACTGGACCCAATGGTCGAACTTGCCTTCGCGCAGGTTGCCAGCGCCGGCCGCTACCAGCTTCGCCCAGGACTTCAGGCCGTGGCTCTTGGCCTCCAGCACGTGGCGCTTGGCGGGGGCCTCTGGCACACCCGAGTTGATGATGCCGTCGAGCTTGCCGCGCACGTGGCCGGCCAGGGCGCGGGCATTGAACTGACGGCCGGTCGCAGGGTCTACGGGATCTAGGTCGAGCCCGATCATCAGCAGATCGTCGATGATCCGCTGCTCTTCGATGTGGCCAGTCTGGAAGAGGCGGAGCATGCGCCCCGAGAACACTTCCTTCGCGGCTGCCCAGCGGAACTGATACCAGAGCGCCCGGTCACAGCCGGAGCCGAGCATTGACGGCGAGAAGCCGAGCCCGTCCCAGGACTCCGCGCGCTCTTCCCAGGCGCGGTAGATCATGTCGGTGATACGGCTCTGCGGCCTCGGAAGGGGGGGCATCACGCCGACTCGAAGTGGTTATATTTGCGGGCGTTCTCGACCGCAGGAATGGCGCGCAGATTCCATGGCACATGGAGCCCGCATACAGTCTTTCCTTTTAGTGGAACCTCGTGGTCGACGTGGTGGAGAACGCCTGTCTCGCGAGTGAGGCGGACGGACTCGGCGTAGATAGCGACAATTTCGGCGCGCTGTTCGGGCGTGAGTAAGATCGTCTGCCCGCGTCGCCGGGAGCGCCTGTCCGCAGCGTAGGCAAGAATTGCGTGCGGGTTCGCTTTTGCCCAAGCTCGGTAAGCGGATCGAGTTAGGTCGGGGAATTTGGCGCGCCTATTCCTCGCCAAAAACCTCTTGTGCTCGACATTCGCCCAATAGTAAGCAGCGCAATAAGCCTTCTGAGATTTGAGATTATTTATCCAATATGATTTTCTGAATTCCTTTACGCGGACTGGATTTCTCCCCGCCCAATCACGCGATGCTTTGCGGTGTTTTTCTGGGTTTTCAGAACGCCACCTTCGTCCATCCTCAACAACACATTCCCGACAGCGCCTGTTGAGCCCGCCTGCATTGCACTTGTTGCGACCAAACTCGCCCAGCGCCTTTATTTCTTTGCATTTCGAGCACGTCTTCAAGGCAAAGCGATCCCGTTCACGCCCGAGGGCGTGTTGAAAAAGAGCGGCGGGGCCGGAGCCCCGCCAGTCGGGGGAGTGGGTGGGCTAGAGCGCGACGCGCCGGAAGCGGACGCCCTTCGTGTGGTGCAGCCACACGTCGTACGGCCACGTCACGGTCGCCTCGTGCAGGTATCGGATATGCCGGCTCGGAGAGCCGGGGCCGCCGGGGAGACGAGGCGAGAAGGGTGGGGCACTGCCGAGGCCTGGACGGTTGGCGGCCTTGTGGGCTCGCCTCGCGTGGGCTCGACGAACCTGGCGACTTGCGCCTTCGGCGACTAGCGACAGGGCTTCATTCACGTCGGAGATGGCCGCGCGTGCTTTTTTGCTGGGGGCTTCCATGGCGGTCACGCGGTCTTGCGCTGCCAGGCGCGCTGCTGGGGCGCGGCGGCCTGTTGTTGGGCCGGCGGCTGGCGCTGCTGCGCCTGCTGGGCGGGGGCCTTGTTCGCGGGCGGCTGTGTCGCGGTCGGCGCTTCGCCGTCCTCGAAGAGGTAGCGCTGCACGACCGCGTTCATCAACGGCGAGCCGTCATCCTTGAACATCAGCGCCCCGCCCTTCTTCCAGTCCTTCGCCTGCTCGTGGACGATGCGGGCAGGAAATGGTCGGTAGTGCAGAAGCTCGCTGTCCTCGACGACGCCGGTCTCGCCTATGGCGGCGCACAGGGCCGAGAATTCGCCCTGCCCGATCGACTGCGCCTGCGCGCTCTTATGCGTGAGGTTGATGTTCGCGAAAATGCGGAGGTCTTTGAGCGTCGGGTCTGGATTGCCCGTGTTGAAGATTTCCATCTTCAGGACGGTGCCGGTGCCCTTGCTGTTCGGCTTCACGTCCGAGACCTGAATCTCGAACTCATAGTCGCCGGTCGGGTGGAGCTTGCCGCCGCCCCCGCCGCCGGTCGACGGCGGGGTGACGTTCGGGTCGATGCTGACGCCAAGGCTGGCCATGGAGAAAGGTGTCCTTTTTTCGCTTTGAGGTTGTTTGTGGGTTACGAGCCGGAAGCTTGGCTGTAGATCGCGCGGGCGATGCCGGCGACGACCGCCCAGGAGACGATGATGAGCCCCAAGACGACCGCGATCCGCTGCCACGGCGGCAGGCTCGGCGGCTTGGGTGACGAGCCCGTCAGGAAGTCGTGGAGCGCCGGCATGCGGGTCATTGCAGAATCACCCGAGGCGCCGAACACATCAATTGCTGGGCGCGCTCAGCGACCGGCAGCAGAACGCGGCTGGTGAACACGGTCGACAGGAGAAAGCGTTTGAAGCCCGGCCCGCCCATCACGCGGCGGCCTTCGGCAGATGCTTGGCGATCTCGTCCCAGCCAGCACCCTTCTTGAATTGTATTTCGGCAGGCATCGAGTATCTGTTGCCCGCAATGAAGCCTGGCCGCTCGTCCAAGTAGATAACTCGGACGCCCGCACCTTCTCCGCGCTTGACTTCTTTATTGAAGCCAATGTCCTCTTTTTTGATAGAGACTCGATGATTGATGAACGCGATGATTTCGGCCGACGCCTGGATCAGGTCAGAGACCTTCTTCGGAAGGTTCGGCCTGTATCTCGCGTATGGGTCGCTTGTCGGGCTGTCGAAACGGAAGGTCTCTGCGTGCGCGATGAGCACGACGTTCATGCCCTTGTCGTCGCGGAGCGCCATAAGCGCGGGCATGACGTCGGCTGCCCAGACATCGAGGGCGGCGACATAACCCTTGCCGTAGCCGGGCTCTTCGATGCTCTGCCAGCCATTCTGCTTGCAGACGTGGGCGTTGATCAGTCGATCGAGCCCGTCAGCCGAGTCGATGACGAGAGACTTGAACTCGTGCTCCTCGACGAACAGCGCCTCGACGTGATCCATGAAGGTCGTCAGGTCAGGCGTCTCGCCGAAGGTGTCGATCGTGACCTCAACCGGCGGGTTTTCACCCGGCGTCTGGATCAGGATCGGCGACGGCGATTGCGCCGCCAGCGCCGTCTTGCCGACCTTTTCCACCCCGTACAGGAGCACGATCGGGTGCGCTTTGGGTGCGGTCTTCCTCAGGGATGCGAGGCTGGTCGCCATGGGTGGCGGTCTCCTTCAGGCGGCTTTGGGTTGCAGGGTGCGAGACCAGGCTTCGCGGCCGACCAGCCGCCAACCTTTTCCTCGGACGGTCTCAATCTCGACGCCGAAGCGCGTGAGCTTGTCGCGGATGCGGAGGAGGTGAACGTCGATGGTCCGCGTTTCTCCAAGGCTGGCTCCGGCAGCGATGGCGGCGCGGCCGGCCGTGTCGCAGGCCAGCATCACCCGAAAGACGCGCTCTTCCGTTGGCGTCAGTCGCCACTCGGCGGGCGCGACGGCCTTCGTCTCCGTAAAGGCCGCGCGCAATTGCGTCAGCTCGGCACGCAAGCGATCCGCTTCCGAATCAGGGGGTTGCAGGTCACTGGAGGCCATGCTAGGTTTTATTCCGCATATGAGAGAGCCCCTCAGGTGTGCGGGGCGGGAACCTTTGTTTCCGTACCGCGTATCTATCAAT